AGTCCTGTTTCCTTTTTAGATTTTCTAACTCCGATGGTTTCTCTGGTTGCGGCTCTTCTATCTTTGGCTCAACCGTTTTCACCCACTTACCTTCCTTGAATACAGGCTCGTAAGCTAACCAAGGACAAACTTCTAAAGTACAATTAGTAGGGATGTCAGGCTCATAACCGACCACAACCTCCTCTTCATATGGTACTTGAATAGTTTCATATTCCACACTACGCATTACACAGTCAGGACATTCGTATTTGCTGATTACTGGTAACTCTTCACCTGTCTTATCGTCAATCTCAGGCTGGTACGTGCCGTCCTCAATAGATTGGTGAAGCGTGCATAACTTTTCTTCTGTAACGACTTTTTTCTGTTCTTCTCGGTAAAACGTTTGTTTCTCGTAGATCGGTTTCTCATCCAAAGGGATAATCTCCGTAAACTTTCCATTCGCATCATAACAATAGCCGTAATATTTAGCCATGTGTTTTCCTCCTTTTTAATCCACTACATAAGTAGCGATAATCCTTACAGGTTTATTCTGTGTAAATGTAGTTACTGTGCCATCCATTCCGATAGATACCGCCAACGATGTAGTACCATCGTTAGATATGGAGGTAAACACTTGCTGATCAGTAGGTCGCATATCTACAGGCAAAGTTGTTAGTGTAGTTCCTTCACCAATCTTGTTAATTTCCATTCTCAAGGTTACAGTATTTCCCCTTCTAATAGCCAAAGCAGGATAGTCTGGGTTAACGTTAGTTGCATCAGCTGTCAAGGTAAGCGTTACTCGTCCGTCTTTGTCTCGCATAGCTACAGGTTTATTTTTATAAGTGAATTTATTAGGACCAACTGTTAGATTAGTATTCTCATCCCACGGACCTTCGCCCCATCCGATATACATTTGGTCTGTACCGATTCCTCTAAACCTACCAAAACCGCCTTTTCGCACGTTGTTCTCATAATAATCAAAACCTCTTGCACTAGCATCAGCCGTAGGCTGATCAACTCTCACGGATTGTGCCCACTCATCCAGATGTAGTTGTGCAGTCCAACCTTCAAGCTTAACCTCACCTGTTACAATACCGCCTGTTTTCTTTAGGAGGTTAGTGTTTCCGTTAACTATAAAGTTATCTGGGCGGAATTCTACCTGTTTAGCCCAATCCCAGTCAGAATTGTCTGCCTTACGTGGAGCAATTACGAAACCATCATTCGCGTCATCCCTACGGAAAGCCCAATCCGGATCGGTTCCAACTCCTTTAAATCGCATAAGAGCACCACTATCAATGATAATTTCACCTGTCATCGTACCGCCTGCTTTAGGTAACGCCGCATCAGCTTTCGCACCTGCTGCAATAATCCCGTTAATATCTACACCTTCAAGTTTCTCCCCTGCTTCAATTGCTTTTTGAATAATTGTAAATTCATTTGTACTTTCAATTGCTTCATCACTTGCCAACGAATCATTTACAACAAAAAAGAACTTTTGTGTATCAAGGATTCTATCCTCTTCCTCAATATGGATCTGTGCAATTACATTACCAACTGAAGTCAAAGTTTGAGTCTTTAATACAATTTGATATTTCCCCTTCATTGCATTAATCGGTTGGCAATCGTTTTGGAATACACGAGTTCCATCCGGTTTTCTAAATGACATCCGCACCGATTTTGCTTGGCTTAAATCAAGCTCCGCACCTTTATTTGTTATTGTTACTAATAATTTAGCGGAGTTTCTATCATTTTGAGAAAAGCGGTTGGAACAAGTTGTGGATGTATCATGTACTAAATCTACGTTAATTTCATAGGTCTTGAATGTCATAAAATCACTCCTTTATGCAAAATAAAGACCAGCTTATGGCTGCTCTGGTTTCTTATTTATTAATTGTTGTACTAATACCTTTAATTCATCAATTTCAGCTTTCATTGAAACTTTCTCAAGTTTTTCTGCTTCAAGTTGTTCTTTAAGAGTGACAACTTCCTGCTTCAACATACCGTGGTCAAATTGAAGATTTTTAACTTTAAAGTCAACTTCTTGTATTGCTTGAATAGAAATTGCAACCGAGCTATAAAGTGTTACAGCGTCTTTCTGTGGTGTAGTGAATACATCGTCAGAGTCCTCCGCAATCATACCGTAATTAATTGGAAGTGTAATAGACTCCCCTGACTCAAAGCGTTCAACATCTCTTATAAAGTGATACTGTTTAATGTTTACAGAGTTGATTTTATCTAAAGCGGAGAATGGAAGGTCTTCTATGTTCGTTTTAAGCGTACGAGAAGAACTAGGGATAAATTCTTGCGCCCACATACGCCCTGCAGCAGATATATTTTCAGTAGCTCGTAGTGTTCTTAGCTTAATGTCTCGGAAAGCGTCACCTGTCGTACTTTTAATCTGTAATCCTTCACCTACATAGTCAGGATGCCTTGCCATTCTAAACATGATCTGATTTGCAAAAGTAAAATCTACATCTCCTTGAGCAGTTGGAGCTAAGTCTTTAATTGTCATTGCAGGGAATGACTTGTTATCACTTGTATAAAAATTAAAGTAGCCACGCTTAGCGGTCAAATTGATATCTTTAGAAGAACTTAAGGTGATAAAACCTGTAGTACCACCTGTAGAACTAGCAGTAAGAGAAATATTACCGTTCGTATTTGTTAAACTCATATCGCCTATAGAGTTAATTTGCATTGCTCCATCATATCTGTAGAAATTGATATAGGAAGATTTAACTACGTCATTTCCATTACGACCTGTAGCAATCCCAATTGAAGCCACTGAGTTAGTGAATACATTTGAATTTATTGTAGTTTGGTCAATTACTAATGATCCGTTTAACGTCCCTGTTGTCTCATAATCATTACCAAGAATTAAAGCGGACTGAATGTTCCCGTCTGTACGCTCAATGAATCCTAAATAACCTCTACTACGTCCACCACCGTATACAGTTAAATTCTGTGCATTTAAACGAATATGATTGGCGCCTGAACCTGCAGGAGCAGTTTGAATTGTTACCCCTTGCAAAGTCTGCGCTTTAAGATGTTTTGCTTCAATGTAACCATCAAGATAAATTTTACTCGCTTGAATTAATACAGATTGAGCTGTTTGGTTGAATGTGGAAGCAATTTCGTTATTTTTAACTCGTAAGTTAATCTCATCACTCATTAAAGATAATTGTGAAGTATGATTATCTACTATAGCTTTACTCCCAAAACGCCTGTCAGAATCTGTTTTATTGTAAACATCATTTTTCTCTGCTTTGAGATTAATGCGGTCAGATTGTTGATTTATACTGGTTTCAATAGTAGATACCTTAGAGTCGAATTCAGAAGTAGCCACTTTTTTTGCAATCTCTCCAACAAGTTGATCGTAGTTAGCATAATCTTTAGGATTTTCCATGAAACTCGAAGGATTCTCACCTTGTTGAAATTGTGGTTGAGAAGCCCAAATAAGGCCGTTTTTATTTATTCCTATACAAGCTTCAGCATGAGTAACAGCGCTTGAAGGTACATCAGCAGTAACGGAAATAAATGTCCATACGCCATCAGTTAACTTATCTTTTAAAGTTACATTCGTAGTTGCAACTACAGTTAACCCATTCCGAAACTTAATTTCCAAATATCCATCTTGATCTAAGCCATCTTTACTATTCGTAAATATCCATGCAGATAACACTACTTTCCCTGAGTTAGATGTAACAGGAGTCATCTGGCTTATTCCTGTCAAAACGTTTCCTGTTAACCCTGTAGCTTGAATCTGAACAGAATTATACCCGTCATGTCTTTTGGATGTTGTAGGTGTAACCGCTGTTCCTGCAGTAGCTGTCACACTCCACTTACTAAGGCTTGGGGTTCTAGAGATAATCACACCAGAACTTGGGTTAATTTCTCTATCTTCAAATGCAGAATTGAATAGAATATTTGTACTGCCTAAACCACCTAAATAATCTTGCATTTGTTTTTCAGAGATTTTCGACTTCATAGATTCATTAGTGAGTTCAAGATCCCTTTTAACTTCCTCGACATCCGGAACGACAACATCCCACACTGTACCTGTCCATATTTTCAAAATACCAGGCTTGCCACCACTAATATCACGCCATAGCGTTTTATTTGGTTTAAGACCCGCGATAGGAGGAGAAACACTTTCTATAATATCGACCATGTTTTGATCCATATAATCTTTTGTAGCAGTAGCTAAATCTTTAGCTGTTTTCGATTCTTCAACAGCTTCATTCGCCTTTTTAGCTGTATCATTTGCTTTTTCTTCTAATGCAGCAAACCATTCTTTCGATACTTTGTCATTAATCATGGAAAGCATCTTTTGATACAGTCTTCGCAACGCTTCATCTTGGTTGACTATTTCTACATAGTTTCCAAATTTGTGCTTGTTTTGATGCTTATCCTTATAGGAATTGTCTCCTACAATAGCTCTTGCTTCTAGGTAAAGAGTCGGTGTCATACCTTCGTCGATAATACGGATTGTGTCACCTTCTCTAACATCCTCATGCTCATATCCAAATACGCTAGATATGTCAACAGAATTCACTTCGTAAGTAACGATTGCGGAAACACGCTTTTTTAGCTCCATTTTGGCTAATGTTAACAATCTGGACGGAGTAAGTTCATCTTTTTCAGATTCCGGAGTGTAGAATCCAAATAGATGCTTTCCGTTCACATTCCAACGTTGAAACGCTGCGTCATCGACAATATATTGAGATCCATTATTCACAGATTCGATAGTGATTAACTTGTCGTTACCGTCCGCATCTTGGCCTATATAATACGGAAATAATGCAGTAATAATGTTTTCAGAGTTCTCTATGCGCTTGATTCCTACTAAATCCTTACCGAGAGTAACCTCTTTATTCGTTTCTCTGCCGCGTTTCTTAACAAGGTCAATGAATCTTCTCGGCTTGCCGGTTCCGATCTCTATCCTGTATTGGATCTCGATGTTGTCGAAGAGAGTTGCGATTTGCTGAATGAATTGCAAAGGGCTCATGGGTTTTTCTATTTTAAAAGAGCGTTTCCCTATCGCTTCGATAAAGCCAACTTCCCAATCAGTATGACTAGTAGCAAACTTTAAATACTGTTCAGCACTCCAACTTTTAATCTCTTGCGGTGTTAAAGGAACCTCTTTATCAAGTAAAATCCACTCACCTGATGCATAGATAGTAACATTATGATTTTCAGAGTCTTTTTCGATAGAAGTGATTACATAGGGAGTAATAACACCTGGATTCGTTTCTTTTAATATCAAATTCTTTTGTTGGATATAATCTAGAAACGGAGAATCTTCTAATAGTTTGAAGTCCAGTATGTCGACGTTATCTTTGATTTCCCAGTGTCTTAGATCATCGAAATAATCCGCCGGCTGAATAGTAGCGATAATTTGTTTTGTTTTAAAATCTACAATGTGTAAATCTCCGCTTACCTTCTTCATTATTTGTACCTCTCCCTGTAAACAATTCGCGCTGTCCCTATGTTAGATGGACGTATAATAATATCGTTCCAACCTCTTTTTACAGTAGGGAATCTACTAAAGATGTCTTTTAATCCAATTGCATTTGTTCCATTTATTGTTACTAGTGATCTCTCTGTATCTATCTGAACTTTATCCCCTACATCAAAAATATAAGGAGTTTCATCAAGTGTTAAAGTATTAATCTTCCAAAACTTCACATCTTCAATAAATGCTATTTCAGCAGGCGGATGTGGACCATAAGCGATACAGCCTACAGCTACCTTTGCTACTGGTCTAGAAGTCATGGGGTTACTATCGGACTCGTCTCTCCAGGTGCGGACAAAACTAGCATCATCTATTTCGGTATTTTTGCGATACTTAGCAAAATAGAAACTCCACTCTTTACCTCTGCGTGCTACTGAAACATGACCCCTGAAATTATTAAAGGTATCAGAAGACATGCCCATTTCGTCAGCAATCCACTTTCTAGAACCGCCTGAATCAATAATTGCTTGTGCGGTTGTCATTTCATGACTCATGTATTCATCAGCCATTGATAATTCAACTATTACATTGTCATTAGCGTCTAAAAGCATGACCACTGTTTTCCCCATCCTGCTCCAATAACCTGACTGAAAATACATTTGCACATCAAGTCTAAAGTCTTGAATAACACCACTCGTATTGGGGATAGTTCGTTTCATAAAGGGACCATGCCACTCAGTAGCAGTTCCTATTCCGTATGATTCAGGTGTAAAAGCGTATCCTTGCCATACCTTCATTGCTCCTGAACTTTTATAGATCCCTATTTGACCCGTTACAGCCGTCCAAGGAGTTAAACTATTCATTTCATCCCATATTAGGCGCTCATCTTGTTTTACCACACGGGTTTTAACTCCAGTAGGATAACCAAGCCTAAAATATTCGTCATCATTCCATACATCCAAGAACGGGCTAGGATTTGTCACTTCAATATCGATGATAGGATTTGTTTCTACTGTCCCATTATTTTCAAAGGACACTTTTAATTCCTGATTCTGCACCAGCATAACTTCTGTTTTAACAGCCCCTAATTTATAAGGCATAGGGCAGACAAATGTAATCTTTCCTTTTCCTCTGAAAATTAATTCATCTATGTCTGCTTCACCATCAATTACAGCCATGTAAGTGCGATCTGGTTCATCATCAAAAATCAATTCGCAAGGTTGATCTGTCACAAGCCAATCCGCTAAATCTTCTTTCTTCTTTTGCATTTCACTTTGGCTACCCGCCCTGATAATGACAGGAACTTCTATTGTTCTTACATTTGTATTCGTTTGTAGGAGATACCCTCCTGCTTTAGAAGGAACCTTTAAGATATCTCTCTCAACAGGAGACCATGCAGGTCGGTTAAATCCCATTAAGATAAAGATGTAGTCTTTACGTATCCCGTTAAATGAAAAACTACCTGATGGCATTCGACTACCTCCTTCCGGTATTTTTATCTATAAAAAACACCTCCCTTAGTTAAAAGGAAGGTGTTACAGTTGGTTTAAATTGTGCCAGACGTTGTTTTCGTCTGTTATTTGTAGTTTCTACAGGTTGTGCTAACACTTCTCCAACAACCTTTTTATCCATTACGATGTACGTGTTATTTTGATCGCTCTGATTACTATCTTGAGGCGTTGTTTTAACTTGTCTCTCTTGTTTAGGTGCTATATAAGCGGCTTGTTGTGCTGTAGGATTAACGTTAACCATATCGTTAACAAATCTCTTAGAGCTTGAAAATGCGGAATTCAGAGCTGCGTTATCAATACCACCACCAATGATATCACCCATAACTATATCTTCTTGAAGAGATGAAAATCCATCAGCTACAGCTTCAGCCATCGTTTTAGCTTTATTAACTGCTAAATTCGTTAGCGAAACAATACCATTAGCCAGACCTTCCGTCACAAATTCACCCATTCCATACATTAGACGAGAAGGAGAGTGTATATCGAAGAAGTCGGCGATTCCATCTTTGATGTTACTTGCTACGCTCTTAACAGCTGATACAGCTTTTCCGACCATGCTAGAAATACCGTTAATCAGACCTTGGATAATGTCTTTGCCGATGCTTTTAAGCATTGTACCTGCGTTACTGAAGCATTTAAGGATAGCTCCAATAACTTCAGTGATAATCGTAGAAGATAA